GCCGGAGGTCAATCGCGATCGGGGCGAACGACAGCCCGCGGCAATACGATTGCGGCAGCTGGTACCCGGGAGATTCAGACAGCGCGGCGTTGGGGGAGTGGCCGTGGCTAATCGAAAGCACCCAAAGTCGTCTGACGACGCGGTTGGCTATGGACGGCCGCCGAAAGCGACGCAATTCAAGAAGGGAAAAAGCGGCAATCCCAAGGGCCGTCCCAAAGGCAGTCGACCGATCGGAGCGGTTCTCCAGGAGGTCCTCGGACAAAGGATATCCGTCACCGAAAACGGCAAGACACGCCGGCTGCCTGCACTTGAGGTTATGTTGCGCCGGCTTGCCAACGACGCCATGCGCAGCGAGCCGGTGGCTTTGAAACTGATGCTCTCGCTGTTCGACCGCTACGGCGAATCGCCCGAAACGGGGATTCGTCTCGACGAGGTTCTCGCCGAGGACAAAGCGATCCTGGCGAACTTTTTAAAGGAACCTTCGGCACATTCAGGACCATCCCGAAAATCTCAAAAAGAAGCTGATCGCAATGTCCCCTGACGGCCGCCTGCTACAGGCCCTGTTACGCAACGATTTTAGGGCCTTCGTGGAGAAGGTCTTTTACACGCTGACACCCGGCCAGACCTTTATCCGGAGTTGGCATCTCGAGGCAATCGCTTACCAGCTTGAGCGGGTTCGTCGCGGGGAGATCAAGCGGTTGATCATCAATATGCCGCCTCGATCGCTAAAGTCGATCATGTCCTCCGTGGCTTTCCCGGCCTTCATCCTCGGGCTCGACCCGTCGCGTCGCCTCATCTGCGCCAGCTATTCAGGAGAGCTTGCCAAGAAGCACTCCAATGACTTCCGCGCCGTGCTCGAATCCCCATGGTATCGGTCGACCTTCCCCAGAACGAGAGTTGGCCCCTTTAAGAACAATGAGACCGAGATTGAGCTTACGGCACGGGGTTTTCGGCTGGCCACCTCGGTCGGCGGCACGCTGACCGGCCGGGGCGGCGACATCATCATTGTCGACGATCCCCTCAAACCGGACGATGCTTTCTCCGAAACCAAACGCTCGGGCGCAAACCAATGGTTTACGAATACGCTACTGTCGCGGCTGGATGACAAGCGCACAGGTGCCATCGTCGTCGTCATGCAGCGGATCCATATGGACGATATGGCCGGCTTTCTGACGGGCCAGTCCGACGAATGGGAGATCCTCAACCTGCCTGCGATCGCGGATCACGACGGCGAGGTTCCGTGTTGGGAGGGAAAAGCATACCTCCGCAAATCCGGCGAAGTACTCTCGCCCGAGCGTGAGCCGCTTTATGTCCTGGAAGCCCTAAAGACGCAGATTGGCAGTGACGCTTTTTCCGCCCAATATCAGCAAATGCCCGTGCCTCCCGGCGGGGCGATGATCAAGCGACACTGGGTTGTCCGCTACAAGGAACTTCCGCCGGTGTCCGAACGTGTATTGGTCATGCAGAGCTGGGACACCGCCAACAAGGGTGGGCCACAAAACGACTGGTCGGTTTGCACGACATGGGTCGTGGCACGCAAACAGCGGTGGTATCTCGTCGACGTCTGGAGGGCGCGCGTCGACTACCCTGCCCTCAAAGCAGCCGTGGAGAGCCACGCCAAAAGTTGGAACGCGCGACGCATTCTGGTGGAGGATGCCGGCGCCGGAACCATGCTGGTTCAGGAGTTGCGGGGACGGGTCTCGGGCATTATTGGCGTTAAACCGGAAGGGGATAAAGTAAGCCGCATGGCCGTCGCTTCTGCAAAGTTTGAGGCGGGTCAGGCATTCCTACCCGAGCGAGCGCATTGGTTGGCTGACCTCGAGTCCGAACTCTTTGCCTTTCCGGGTGCCCGCCACGACGACCAATGCGACTCGATCAGCCAAGCACTTCTCGACAAAAGTAACTCGTGGCTGCACATGTCACCCGAAGAGTGGGAGGTCCTTCTTGCCAAATCGAGAATTCCTACGCGGTATGCTTTAAAGCGGCGCTGGAGTTAGCAACCCCTCGCATTTGCGGCTCAGCACGTTCCCGGACTCAGCAAGGTCTTACGCGGAATGCCCTGAAAGTCCGCAAACCCGCGCGAAAAGGAGCAAACAGCCGGAAAAACGCTGGTTTTTCTGCTGGACTTCTGCGCGCAAGAGAGCGTGTGTGGGAAGTGGAAGTGGAGCGCCGTCCTAAAGATTCTCGAGCGACAACGCGATAGTTTGATCCCGCTCTCCCAGAGCTAACCCTTCGGCCCGCGTGGAAGTGTATCGCGGGCTTGTGTCAGTGGCAGCACCTGATGCTGTCGCTCACGCAAGGGAGGCCAAAATGGCCGCCATCAAATCGAAATTCAAATCCACTAAGACCATACGCAATTCATCTCGCGCGGCAAAAGGCACCGCTAAGGTAAGCGGCCCGGCCCAATCAAAACCACAAGCAGCATCGGGCGCCCCCGCGACGAAGGCGGCATCGGCGAAAGCGTCTGCCCCTTCGTCTTCCAAGCAGGAGGCAGTCCTTGCGCTGTTGCGTCTGCCGAAAGGTACGACCATCGCAGCGATTATGAAAGCGACGGACTGGCAGCAGCACTCGGTACGCGGCTTCTTCGCCGGTGTGGTCAAGAAGAAGCTGAAATTGAATCTTGTCTCCGACAAGGTGGATGGAGAGCGCATCTATCGGATCGTCAAGACGGACCGGGCTCGGTAATGTCCGTGCAGCCAGTCCCGTCAAACAGACCAGCCGATCCAGCGGTCGAGGCCGAGCTGGATCGGCTGCCGACGACATCGATTGCGGAGTTGCGCAAACGATACCGCGAGCTTTTCCGGACCGAACCACCAAAGGCATTCGGTCCGGATCTACTGCGGCGGAGCATCGCACACCGGATTCAGGAGAAGGCCTACGGCGGCCTCTCTCGTTCGGCGCAACGCCTGCTCGATCAGATGATGAAGGCATTTGCCGCGAAACCGGGCGGCAAGATCGTGCTGCCACGCCGGATCAAGCCGGGCTCCGTTCTCGTCCGTGAATGGAAAGGCAAAAGCCACCGCGTCATGGTGCTGGCAGACGGGTTTGCCTATGACGGAGAGACCTATAGCAATCTCTCGGAAATCGCGGTCTTGATTACTGGCACACGCTGGAACGGGCCGCGCTTTTTCGGTTTGCGGTCCAAAACACAAGAGAACGACGAGCCTGTGGGTCCTGGTCGGTCCAATGGCGCAAATCGAAACGCCGAAGCCGCATCAGCTCGATCCAGTCATGTGCGCGGCCGAAGCGATTATCGGAAGAGGCACACCAGCGGTACCGGCAAATCGGCTTCAAACGGTGGCCGTCATGGCCGCTAGTATGACAAAACCGGTCCGCTGCGCCATCTATACCCGCAAATCCACCGAGCATGGCCTGGAGCTAGAGTTTAACTCGCTCGATGCCCAGCGCGATGCCTGCGAGGCCTATATAAAGAGTCAGGCCTCGCAGGGATGGCGGGCCCTCCCCCAGCATTATGACGACCCCGCTTATTCCGGTGGCAATCTGGACCGCCCTGCCCTCCAGCAACTGTTGAAGGATATTGACGCCGGCCGGATCGACGTCATCGTCGTCTACAAGATTGACCGGCTAACCCGGTCGCTCGCAGACTTCGCCAAGTTGGTCGAGGCCTTCGACGCCAAATCGATCTCGTTTGTCGCGGTCACCCAGCAGTTCAATACCACGACCTCAATGGGTCGATTGACCCTCAACGTCCTGTTGTCCTTTGCCCAGTTCGAGCGCGAGCTGTCCTCCGAGCGAGTCCGCGACAAGGTCGCGGCCTCAAGACGCAAGGGCAAATGGACCGGCGGCACCGTGCCGCTTGGCTATGACGCACAGGACAAGAAGCTGGTCATCAACAAGGCCGAGGCCGAGACCGTCCGCTACATCTTCAAGCGATATCTGGAATTGCAGAGTTTCGGGAAGCTGGTCGAGGATCTCGACAAAAAGGGCATCGTCACCAAGTGTCGCAACACCAAGGTGAGGAAATTTAACGGCGGCATTCCTTTCACCTATGGTCCCCTTGCCTATTTTCTGAAGAACCGGATTTACGTCGGCGAGACCGGTCACAAGGAGAAGTGGTTCCCCGGCGAGCACGCGGCCATTGTCGACCGGAAGATCTTCGATCAGGTCCAGCAGCTTCTCGCATCCCAGCCCGCCGGCCGCAAAGCCCGTCGCACCGCTAGCGAGGCGCTGCTGATGGGCAAGCTCTATGACGATCGTGGCAACCGCATGAGCCCCAGCTTTTCCGCCAAAAACGGCGTGCACTACCGGTTCTACGTCAGCTCCGCGCTGTTGCGGGGAAGAAAGGCCGACGTCGGATCGGTCGGGCGTGTCCCTGCGGCCGAGATTGAGAGCATGGTCCTTGCCGCCCTCAAAACACATCAACAGCAGGGACAATCCGACAGTGCCCCCGCTTCCATTGAAGGCGTCGAGCGCGTCGTCATCACCCGCGATCACCTCCTGATAACGACCCCTGGTACCGCCGACGGGGATGGGGCGAACCAGGAATTCAGAATTGCGTGGTCAACAAAGGCGAAAGATGCAGCAGCCGCGATGGAAGACGATGGTGTACCGGAGGTCGCGCGCAA